GCTAACTCACCAGTTGATTCTACTTCAATTCTCATTTGACTACCTTGGAACCACAATATCGTATTATCACTCGCGTTGAATTCTTCTGGGTAGAGCCAAAATTCTATTGCAAATCCGCCGCCAGCAGTAACTAAATTGTAGTCAGTTGTGTGACTAAAAGTTGTATCTGTGTAATTTGCATGGTACAACGCGTCATCACCAAACTTAACATAAGCAGATTTTAGCGGTGGTGGTGATATAGAGACCGTAGCTGAGTCATAGTAAGTACCGCTGTTAGTTATACCAATAGAACCAATAGCGTCATTAGAGATCACTGCAGAAGCACTGGCGGTGGTTACAGGAGCGTCAGGAGCACTGATTGTAATGGCTGGAACGGTAGAATAGTACCCACCAGCTTCATCAATTATGAACGATGATATGGCGGTATTCGCAATTACTGGTGTAATTTGAGCATTTAGTACGTCTGGTGCAGCAATAGTAACTGGGATACTATTATTTGGATCATAGTTTTCACCATCATCTATAATAGTGATTTCAGAAACCGTACCATTTGAAAGAGAAGATGTTGCCGTAACAGTTACACCGTCTTCGTAAAGTGGGTTGCCATTAATATCTAAGCCAGGCTTTATTTTAACTGATTCTTCTGCTATGCTATTATCAAGAGTACTAGTTGCTAAATCTACATCGATAAATTTGATTACTTTCTTCTTCTTTTCAGGACCAAAGTACCAGCCTTTTAAAGTAAAAGTGAGCGTGTATAGAATAGTTTGTCTTGTCTCGTAATCACCTTCGTAAAGATCTTCTGTTGTAACGCTGTTTAAAACAATAGGAATATCAATAGCGTCTAAATCTTCTACCATCTTCGCAGAAACAGTCCAATCAGGAGCAAAGAACGGCAGAATCTGCTCCATAATTTTTGTTGCATCCTCTGAGTACTTTGTCATAATATACAAAGAAAACTCGAGGTTATATGGAACTGAAGAATATACAAAGCTTCTTGCTGAATCAGTTTCAGCCTTTGCTTCTTTACGCATCTTTTGTGTTGACCCGATTTTTCTTGCTGGGTCATATGATAGACTTGTAATTTCAAAAGACATACGCGGCAAAGTAATAGCAGTTCTTCTACTATTCAATAAATCGGGATCTTCATTTAATCTTGAAAGAACTTTTTGGAATGGCGCATAAGATAATGGTACAATCATAGACTGAACTAATACATTATTATTATCTTTTCTTTCAATTTTGATCTGATTGAAAATAGTACCAAATAAGGCTACATATCTTCTAGTTGTTTCGTTATAAAAATAATTAGCAATGGCCATTTTTTATGAATCCTGAATAGTGATGTTGTCGCTGAATGGATCTATGTCAGAAAAGTCCAAAATGTCATCAGCTAGCTTTTCAAACTCAAAGTTTTGTGCAATAGGATCGTTATTTGCCACGTCTTCAAGCGTGGTTACAAAATTAGTAGTAGAGTTAACATCGTCGAAATAATGATCTATCTCGTAGCGACCAGTATCAAATCTTTCATTTGAGTACTCCATCAGTTCACACTTAATATCATAAACTTGTAAAGAGCCAGACTGATAGAAAACACTTTCGTGTTCTACGTATGTAATCTTGTACATTTTCTGATTCAATGGAAGCCAAATAATGTCGTTCTCTCTTGGCCGAACTTTCGTTTGTGTTTTTCTAGTTACAAATCTTTCGAATGTTCTGATAGCTACAGTAAACGTAACTTGATCTCTGATTTGTAAACCAAACTTAGATAGGAAGTCACCTTCACCTTCAAAGCCGTCAACATTCTTAACGTATACTTCAAAAGAATACATCTCATCGTAAAGAGGTGTATCATCTTCATTAAAGATCCCATCGACATTATTAAACAACCCACTAATGTAGGTTACATCTAGGCCGAAAATCTGAATAGATTCAATTACAAGATCATCAACTAAATTCTGCTCGTTGAAGTTGTCGTAATTGTTGAAGTATACATTAGTTGCCATGTGTTACCCAATAAAATTATAGGTTAGTGGTTGCAAATTATTGATAGCGTCTTCTTCCATCTTTTCTCTTTCGGCTCTTGCTTCAGCTAATATTTGCTCGCCGTTAAAGGAAACACCGCCAACCAATTGCATATTTGTAAATTTGGTTAGATTAAGACCCCACTGTTCACGAATAAGAACCGAAGCATAGTTTTGCAACCAACGATCACCCCAAACATCTGCATATTCGTCTGGGTCGATAATATCATATGCTTCAACAATAATATAAGTACCAACCGTCCAGCGGTCTTTATCGTTATCAATGAATACTTTGTTTATATGTTTATTATAACGTATAATTGGTTTACCAACAAGCATTTCTTGCATAAACTCAATATGCTGCATGGTCATATAATAATTTACCATACTATAGCTTGACATGTCTTGTACGTTATTTAAAACAAACTGGTATTGGACATTAAATATGCCGCCGCCCATAGAGATTGACGTATCAAAGTTAAAGATATTAGATATACCCAGCAGTTTTTCTGGTAGCGGAACATATCCATTTATTTTATCTTGCTCTGTAATAACATGCTTTAAATAAACTAGTTGGCTACCGTTATAATGATAATCTCTCCAGAAAGAAACAGCTTCATCTACTCTGTCGTCGATTTGTTCTTCGGCAACGTTAATTTGGATAACTGGCGCACCAATTTTCCTTAAAATATATTGAATGAAGTCTTCTCTTGACTGTGGTTGTGCCATGTTTTTCCCCTTAAGCCAGCTCGTCTTTAATGATTACTTTAATGTAACCAGTATTTGGAAAGGTTTCAATCTGACCATTGGTGTATTCTATTTCGAATTCTGCGCTATGAATACCAGTACTCGAAGTATCTCCTGTTTGCCACTCATATGCCACAATACCTTTAGTAGCATTAATGATAGTACCTGTGCCGCCGTCTATTGTAATAGTACCATCTTCGTCTTTCATATGAAATCTTACCAATGACGCGTTCGCCATTGACTTGACTCTTCCATTAGAATCTTTAAGAGCAGCCTCAATAGACGGTGCGGTATCATTCTGTTTTATGTAAAAGCTAGCCGCCATTATTTCTTTCTCCAAGTTTTACTTTTATTTATTAAAACTAAAAACTATTTCTGAATAATTTCAGCTTGTGTTATTCCATTGCTTAATATCTTAACAGAATTAGACTCATCATTGATGAATACGTCGTTAAAGTCTATCTGGTTAAAAACGACATAGTTTCCGCCGTCTCTAGAGTAAGATCGTGTAGATATATTTAAACCACTGCTTTCAACAGTAAAACTATACAGACCAGCACTATCACCTTCTGAGAAGACGTATATGTTAGTATCAAGAGTAAATTCTAAGGTAGGATTAAAATACGCATGTGTTGTTACATAACCAGAAGATTCTGCGGTATATTCAAATATAACGTTATTTGCTACTGAACCATTTCGGTCAACACCAAATTCCATGGTAGAAGATACAACAAAGTCGAAGCTTAAATTTGGTGCTGTGCCATAGATTGTAGGTGTTTCAATACCACCAGCAAATGCAAAGTCTAAAGCAAGTGCTGCTTCACCGTTGATCGGGATCAGCGCATAAGAAACAAAGGAAGTTTCAATTAAGCCTGAAACTTCCCCTGAAAGCTGTACATAACCGCCGCCAAAAAAATCAAAATCTAATGTTGTTAAAAATGTGCCATTTGCAGACATGAGGCTTCACCTTAAGTTAAAGTTTATGCGCCGCCAGCTGTAATGGTAAATGTAGTGATGTTGATTTGCTGCCCCGTTGCGATGTTAGTGTTATCTAACTGCATGTCGCCTCCGGCGCCAGTAGCTGTAACAGTACCTTGCATATGACATTCTGTACCAGCATTATTGTGTACTCTGAAATAACCAGCAGTACCATTTGCGTCTGCAGATAAGTCTTGCCAAGTACCAGACAAAGCAATCGATCCACCAAGTGGTGCACCTAGCCAGTCTGAGGGAAGAACCATAGTTGCTACAACTACGCCTGTATTAGCCGTGCCGGCAGTACCTGGAATAGTACCAGTTGAGATTGTTAGAATTGGGTTGATACCAATTTCTGTTTCTATTGCGGATAATGTTGCATTTCTTGCGTTAACCGATAACTGAAAAGCCATCACTGTCTCCTTTGTTTGTATTAATTTATGGATATTTATAAAAAAACAGTTGACAAGCTTTCAGAACAGTGTATAATAGAATTATCTTCTTTAATAACAACACTAAGTTTCTTTAAGTTCTTCTTTCAATATCATCTTCAGATAAGGTATCACCCATCCAGACTTCTATTACTTTAACTGGAGTGTTACCAACGTTAGTTGCTTTGTGCCAACAAAGCTTCGGTATATCAATACTATCACCAGTCATATATACTTTAGAAGTACTATAACCATTTGCAAACTCTAATTCCATTTTAAGTTTACCGTCAACAATATGCCAATGCTCAGATCTAACAAAGTGCTTCTGATCAGATAAAGATTTACCCACGTCAACTGATAGTTCTTTTACTTTCCAATGTCCATTCTGATCAAGGTCTTTATAAGTACCCCATAATCGCTGTGTAGTTGGTTTATCCCAGCTATTCAGAATCCATGATGAACTATTCTTCTTATCTTCTCCACCAATACCAAAGACAAACTGAACATCATTAAATACCATTTCTGGAATATTTTCTTTTGTTCTATCTCCGCCATTAGCAAAAACTATTTCAGAATTATTAGGGAAGTAATTTTTAATGTATGCTATAGCATCACAAGCAGAATCATCACTATCATCAAATCCGAAAGCATGACCAACACACTTGATGTTATTAACTATATTTATGCGTTCTTCAAAAGACATGAAAGGCTTACCCTTTTTGCGAGTTAACCATTCATCGCTATTTACTCCAACACATAAAATGTCACCAAGTTGTTTAGCTTCATTAAAGTATGCAATATGTCCTGAGTGAAGCGGATCGAATCCACCAGTTACAACTACTACTCTCATTTATAATTTCTCCATCATATAATCCCAAGCAAAATTGATTTTATTATCAGTCTGCATTTCTGGCTTAAGTTTAGCGTGCATTGGATGTACCCACCAATCTTC